AAGATAAAAACACAACAGAAAAATGGTCAAACCGAGCATTGTTTCAGCAGGCATCTTCACTCTTCAAAATTCGACATATTCCTCGACTCACCATAACAACTGATATGAAAATCGACTGCTACGATGGCAGGTATGAAATTCTGTCAGTTGAAAATGTGAAAAGCAAGAATATGTACATTGAAATTTTAGCGAGAAAAGAGGTCAGTTCCGATGGCAAAAATGACGGTTAAATTACCTGATGATATGATTGCTAAAATTTCAAAATTAGGTGATAGAACTGATGAAATATGCGAGAAGGCATTAAAAGCAGGTGCTGAAATAGCAGAAGATAAAGTACGCTCTAACTTACAATCGGTTATAGGAAAAGACCTAAAAACCGAGAGTCGGTCAACGGGTGAACTTGCAGATGCTTTAGGTACTACTCCTGTTGGCGTTGATAAAAATGGTAATTACGATGTAAAGATTGGTTTCAAAGAACCTCGTAAAGATGGCTCGTCCAACGCAAAAATAGCCAATATTCTCGAATACGGGAAAGTTGGACAGCCACCTAAACCATTCTTGAAACCTGCACAAAAGGCAACAAAGAAACAATCCTTTGAGAAGGTCAAAGCAGTTTTTGATGAGGAAGTGAGCAAATTATGAGCATCCTTGAAGAACTCAATGCGATACTCGATTCAATTGGCATTCCCGTTGAAACGGGTGTCTTTTCTGACAAACCCCCACTGTACTATGTAGTTCTTACTCCTCTTTCAGATGATTTTGATGTTTTTGGTGACAACAAGCCTACAGTTGAAACTTGTGAGGTTAGATTATCACTTTTCAATCACGGAAATTACATTGAAAGAAAGAACTCCATTGTACAAAAACTTCTTGATAACGATTTCACCATTACCGGTAGAACTTATGTCGGTTTTGAGCCTGAAAATGGTTATCACAATTATGCTATTGATGTAGCAAAAAATTACGAAATTAAGGAGGACACTTAATATGGCAACTATTGGTCTTGACAAACTCTTCTATGCGAAAATCACAGAAGATGAACTTGGCAATGAAACCTATGGCACACCTACACAGTTAGCAAAAGCTATGAAAGCGGATTTAACAATTGAACTTGCTGAAGCCTCTCTTTTTGCTGATGATGGTGAGGCTGAAAATGTCAAAGCATTCAAGAGTGGTAAGCTCTCCCTTGGTATTGATGACATTGGTATGGAAGCTGCAAAGGATTTAACCGGTGCTTCTGTGGATAACAACGGTGTACTTATTTCAACAGAAAACGACCTTGCTCCGTATGTAGCTATTGGTTTCAGAGCATTAAAGAGTAATGGCAAGTACAGATATTTTTGGCTTTATCGTGTCAAATTTGCTGCCCCTTCAACTAACCTTCAAACCAAGGGTGACAGCATTACTTTCCAGACACCTACTATTGAAGGTACTGTAATGAGAAGAAACAAGGCTGATGGTGCGGGTAAACATCCGTGGAAAGCTGAAGTTACTGAAGGTACAACCGGAGTAACTGAAAACACCATCACATCTTGGTTCACATCAGTTTACGAACCTATTTATTCAGCTTAATTTAGGAGGACATTATCAATGAAATCACATATTCCTACTGTCGAGGTTCAGGCAGAAGAAAGAAAAGCCGTAATTACAATTGGCGGTAAAGATTATGATTTGCTTTTAACAACCCTTGCAACAAAGCAAATCGGCAAGAGATATGGTGGTCTTCAGAACCTTGGTGAAACACTTATGAACAGTGAACACATCGAAGAAGCCATTGACGAAATCGTATGGCTCATTACTCTTTTAGCTAATCAGCCTATTATGATTCACAACCTTTGGAATGAAGAGAAACTTCCTCTTTTAACCGAAGAAATCGTATTCCTTATGACATCGCCTTATGATTTGGCAGAATACAAAAATGCCATTATGGAAGCAATGTATAAGGGTGCAAAGAGAAATGTTGTCAGTGAGGAAACTGACGAAAAAAACTCACCGGACGAGTAAGCGATGATGAAACGTTTGCTCGTCTTATTTTTTACGGTGTTACTCTTCTTCATCGACATGAGCGTGAAGTGTTATTAATGCCGTTAGGTGCTTTGCTCGACCAAGTTGAAGTGTATAAACAGTGGCATGGTTTAGCAAAGCCATTCAGGGAATTGTTCATTGATGATGTCATTCCATCCGATATTTAGGAGGTGGTGACGTGTCTGACAATTTTGGTTTCAAATTGGGTATTGAAGGTGAACGAGAGTTTAAGAATGCCTTAAAAGACATTAACTCCGCCTTTAAGGTTTTGGGTTCTGAAATGACTCTTGTTTCATCCCAATTCGATAAAAACGATAAGTCCCAAGAAGCGGTTACGGCCCGTAGCAAGGTTCTCCGAAAAGAAATAGAAGCTCAAGAAGAAAAGGTCAAGATGCTTGAATCTGCTCTTGAAAATGCAACGACTTCTTTCGGTGAAAATGATAGGCGTACACAGGCTTGGGCTACTCAATTGAACAATGCAAAAGCTGACCTTAATAAACTCAACAGAGAATTACAAGATACCGAATCGTCACTTGATGATACTGCTGATGAGTTTAACGATGCTGAAAAACAAGCTGACCAATTCGCTGATGAGTTGGACAGAACCGGTAAGGAAGCGGACTCCGCCTCAAGTAAACTTGATAAACTCGGTTCAGTAGCTAAAGGCATCGGTGCTGCTATGGGTACAGCTTTAGCCGCAGTAGGCACAGCAGCAGTATCGGCAGGCAAGAAACTCACAGAGTTAGCAGTTGACTCGGCGGCTTATGCTGACGAGATTTTAACGATGTCAACTGTTACCGGTGTTTCAACCGAACAGTTACAAGCCTACTCCTACGCAGCAGAACTTGTTGATGTATCTGTAGAAACGCTTACAAAATCAATGGCTAAAAATGTAAAGTCAATGGAGTCTGCAAGGCAGGGTTCAAAACTTTATGCTGAAGCCTACGACAAATTGGGTGTTTCAGTTACAGATGCAAATGGCAACCTTCGAGACAGTGAAGCCGTTTATTGGGAATGTATAGATGCTCTCGGTAAAATTCAAAACGAAACTGAACGAGATGCTGTGGCTATGCAGTTGTTCGGTAAATCGGCACAGGAACTCAATCCTCTCATTGCTCAAGGCTCTGCCGGAATCAAGGAACTAACCGATGAAGCAAGAGAAATGGGTGCTGTGATGTCGGAGGAAACTCTGGCAAAACTCGGTGCTTTTGATGATTCCATACAAAGGCTTAAAGGTGGAGCTTCTGCAGCAAAGAATGTACTTGGTACTATTCTTTTACCAGAACTTCAGTTTTTGGCTGATGGTGGTGTTTCTCTTCTTGGTGAATTCACAAAAGGTATGAATGAAGCCGGTGGTGATTGGTCGAAAATAAGCGAGGTAATCGGTGGCACTTTAGGTAAAGCCACTGATTTACTTTTGGAGGCTATACCGAAGGTTACCTCAATCGTTCAGGAAATTTTAACGGCTCTTTTATCAGCCATTTCCGATAACCTACCTGCCATTTTGGAAAGTGGAACTTCGATAATTTTCACATTGCTTTCTGGTCTTTCTTCAGTGCTACCTGAGGTGGCGGCAAGTGCTGTCACCCTAATCATAACTTTGGCAGAAGGACTTCTCTCGAACCTACCTTCCATTCTTGAAGCTGCAATTCAGGTGGTTTTAACTTTGGCTACCGGGATTGGAGAGGCTTTGCCGGAGCTCATCCCTTCGATAATTTCAACAGTAGTTACTATCGTAACTGTACTTTTGGAAAATATGGATTTAATTTTGGAAGCGGCTTTTTTACTCATTGAAGGCTTGGCTACAGGACTTTTGGATGCCTTACCTGTACTGATAGAATCGCTCCCGACCCTCATCGAATCCATCCTCTCTTTTGTGACTTCTAACCTTCCAAAATTGCTCGAAATGGGCATCAAGCTTACAGTTCAGCTTGGGTTAGGTCTCATCAAAGCCATCCCGAAATTGGTGGCACAAATCCCACAGATAATTTCAGCCATTGTATCAAGTCTCGCAAATGGTGTCGGCTCATTGGCTAATGTGGGTAAAAACCTCCTTGAAGGCTTATGGTCAGGTCTCCAAAATGCTAAAAATTGGCTTGTTCAGAAAATCCGTAATCTTGGTTCTGTCGTTACAGATGCTCTTAAAACTGTTCTTGGTATCCACTCACCTTCACGTGTTTTCCGTGACGAAATCGGTACAAATCTTGCCCTTGGTTTGGGTGAAGGTTTTGAACAGACAATGAAGGGTGTAACCGAGAATATGAAACACCAAGTGCCTACAAACTTTGATTTGGAAACAACACTAACCGGTGTTTCAAAGGTCGTTACTGAACCTGTAATTTCAAAAGCATTGCCTTCTTCAGGTAGTATTTCAATTAGCCTTAACATCGATAAATTTATCAATAATGGTGTTGAGGACATTCAGCAGTTGGCAGATGAAATTTCTGTTGCAATTGCAGCATCAGTTCGTAGGAAAGGAGTAGCATTCTAAATGAACTCATTTACTTTTAACGGAATATCTTCAGCAGAGTTTGGTTTGTACATTTCTGAAAAGAAAATCTACTCCATTCCTGCGAGAGATGTTACCTTTCATTCTGTTCCCGGAAGAAGCGGTGATGTTCTAATTGACAATGACCGATATGAAAATGTCATCGTTTCCTATACAGTGGGAATTAAAGATATAAAGAAAAACATTCGTAAAATTAAATCGTGGTTATGCAAACCCGGTTATTTGAAACTTACTGATACATATCAACCCACATACTTTAGATATGCGTGTTTTTGCTCTTCTGTTGATGTGGTTGAAATGCTCGAAAATGTAGGTACAGCTCAAATATCATTCAACTGCAAACCCTATATGTATTTGAATTCCGGGCAAACAACACGAACCATTACAAGCAAGGCTACAATCAATAATCCTACAGATTTTGATTCAGAACCTCTTTTACGAATTTATGGCAGTGGTGCGGTTACTCTCACCATCAACAATAAATCGTACAATTTCACACAAGTAAGCCCATATCTTTCTTGTGACACAGAATTGATGAACTGCTCATATGGTTCTATCCTTAAAAACCATGTGATTAATTTTACTGAATTCCCGGTGTTTGAACCGGGTGAAAACAACATCTCTTTTACAGGTACTGTTACACGAATAATCATCACCCCCCGTTGGCGTACTCTTTAAGGAGGTGTTCAAATGATACCAATTCTTAAAAATAAAAATAATGGTACAACAATCGGGTTTCTTAAGGATGTCATTTCTTGCATCGTTACAGAAGAGCGAAATGGTGTATATGAGTTGCTAATGACATACCCATTAACCGGTCAACACGCAAGTCGAATAACTACAGGCAGATGCATTCTTGCAAAACCCAATGACACAACAGACAATCAAATATTTCAAATTTACGAGGTTACAAAGCCGATTTCAGGCGTTTTTACAGTAAAGGCGGAACATATCTCTTATTTACTTTCAAGCATTCCTACGGGCGATGTGGCGCTTTCAGGAGCAACCTCATCAACTGCTATGGCATTACTTCTTGGAAATGCAGTAAACAAGGGGTCTTTTGGTACTGTTTGGAGTGATATTTCCACGACTAACAAATTTGTTTTTAATGTTGGCTCTGTTCGTGCTGCTTTGGGTGGCACGGAAGGTTCGATATTAGATGTTTATGGTGGCGAGTTTGAATTTGATAATTACACTATCAAGCTCCATAAAAATCGTGGTACTGATACCGGTGTTATCATCGCTTATCGAAAAAATCTTACAGATTTGAAGCTGACAATGTCGATGGAAAGCTCATATACAGCTCTCCACCCATATTGCTATAAAGATGAGGTTTTAACTTTACTGACGGAACGAGTAATTTCGGTTACAAATTCATCAGGTATTCCAACAAAAACCCTTATAAAAGACTTCACTTCCTTCTTTGAAAATGACGAGGAAATCACTGAAACTGCTCTTCGTACCAAAGCTAATGCTTGGCTTGAAGAAAACGATATTAATTCACCTACCATTAACCTTTCAGTTGCTTTTCAACATTTATGGCAATCGCCTGAATATGCTGATTTGCAGGCTCTTGAAAAAGTGTCCCTTTGCGATACTGTTAGCGTTTGGCACAGCGAACTTGATATCTACATCAAGTCAAAAGTTGTGAAGACAGTATATGACAGTGTCGGTGAGAAATACGACAAAATTGAACTTGGTAGCGTAAGACCCAACTTTGCGGATACTGTAAAGCAGACAGAAAAGGATATCGAAAAAATCAAGAATAATCAAAACAACTACCACTCGCAGATTACTGAAGAATACCTCGCAGCCATCGATGCCGCCACTAAAGCCATAACCGGTAACAGTGGTGGCTATGTTGTTTTGCATCCTTCAAAAAACCCACAGGAACTTCTCATTATGAATCAACCTAATATAGACAGTGCGACAAAAATGTGGAGATTCAATTTGAGTGGTTTCGGTTACTCATCAAATGGTTATGACGGCCCCTTCAAAACTGCCATCACGATGAATGGTCAAATCAACGCTGACTTCATCACTACAGGTACTTTAACAGCAAACATCATTCGTGCCGGTGTTTTGATGGCGGCTGATGGTTCGTCATACTTCGACCTTGATTCCGGTTACTTTTCAACATCTTACGCAAACATCACCGGTGGTTACATCTCAATCGGTTCAACAGACTATCGAACAGAAATTATTGCAGGTAACATCCGTGTTTTCCTTGCTTCGGTTTCAACTACAGTCCCTATTGGTGGTCTTGTTCCTTTGGGAACATCAACTACGAAACGAATGGCAGTGTACTGTGGTGAGGAATCCGATATGAACGGCGTAAGTATTTCTTATAAGAATGCAGATAATTCAGGATTTACAAATATAGCCGTGTTTGATAAGGATGCCATCGAGCTTTGGTACCCTACACAAATTGTAGGTAACACCACTGTTTTTGGTAATCTTTATGTTTATGACACCGGTGTCATTAAGGCAGCAAAAAACATCTATACAAACGAGGCTTCAGCTGACCTTTACGGTTCTATTTACCATTACCGAACTAAAAAGTTTGATGGCACAAATAACTACACGGCATATACAGTTTTTGGCTGTGGCAATCCTGAAAGTCGTCCTTCGGTAGCACTTCAAGTAAACAACTATGGTAATACAACAGCTATTGCCCGCCTTGATATTTTTCAAAGCTATGGTGAAGCGATGATTGGTATTAAAGGCTACAGTAATGGCACATGGTCAAAGATGCTTGAGTTGGGTGCTTCCTTGTGGTGGGGTGGCAACATCTACTCGAAAGGTGTCCTTGTTACTTCTTCCGAAGAAATCAAGGAAAACATCCAAGAGTCAACGGATGTTTTGGATTTGTTCCGAAACTCAAAAATCTACTCATATAACTACATCCCGGATGAAGAAAATATCATCACGGATGGTGTTGTTGTAGAAGCAGAACAATTTTATTCAAATGGTGTTGGTGAAGGAACAACACTTGAAGAAGAAAACAAGCACATTCCTTATACCGGTCAAACCTATGAAAAATCAGCAGTAGAACCCGTAACAGAAAGTTTTGGTTTTGTCATTGAACGAGAAACACCTCCACAGGTTATCTCTGCAGACGGAAAACACATCAATATGTATTCAATGACATCAATCGTATGGAAAGGCATCCAAGAACTGCTCACACGTATTGAGAGTCTTGAAGATGAACTTTCACAATTGAAAGGAGTCTAACTATGAAAGAAAAGCTCGAAAAAAAGCTCACTGAATTGGCACAGCAGAAGGAACAGATTGTTGCACAGCTCAATGCCATTATGGGAGCAGAACAGGTAATCAAATCTATGCTTGAGGAGGAAAACAAAGATGAATGATGTAACAACACTCCTCATTGCCCTTGGCGTTCCTACAGCCTTTACAGGCTTCTGTTTTTGGCTTTTGAAACGCCACATCGACAAGAAAGAGCAAATTCGTGAAGAACACGAAAGAGCTCGTAAACAGAATGAATTGCTTCTCGTACAGGGAGTATTTGCTTCCATTGGTCTTGGTGAAGCTACAGCATTAGCTCTCAAGAATGGTCATACCAATGGCGAGACAGAAGCTGCCTTGGAATATGCAAGAAACATAAAACATCAGCAGAAAAACTTCCTTACGGAGCAAGGCATCAATAACATCTATTAGGAGGCAAAACTATGAACTTCTTTGAAACATTTATCACCTCATATGGTGAAGCAATCCTTTATGCAGTACTTACTGCTATTGCCGGTTTTCTTGGCTCACAGCTTAAGAGAATCTATGAAAAATACATCAACGACAAAACCAAAAAGGCTGTTGTTGAAACCTGCGTAAAAGCCGTGGAACAGTTATATAAAGACCTTCACGGAGCAGACAAGCTCGAAGTAGCAAAAGAAAATATTCTCGCTATGCTTGAAGAAAAAGGACTTACTATTTCAGACCTTGAGATGGATTTACTTATTGAATCTTGTGTAGCGGAATTCAATATTAATTTTCAGAAAGAGGTAGTTATTGATGAGCAAAACTAACATTGGACTCGTTGAGTATGCAAAGGCTCAACTTGGTAAGCCATATTGGTATGGCACATTCGGTCAGCTTTCCACACCTTCACTTTACACACAGAAGAAGAAACAGTACCCCAAGTACTATGGTTGGTCTTACAAGCAGTCAGAACTTAACATCAAAGTTCACGATTGTGTTGGTCTTATTAAGGGTTACCTTTGGTGCGACAGCCCCACAGACAAAACTCCTACATATAAGTCTGCACAAGATGTTTCTGCAACCGGAATGCTTAACAGATGTAAGGAAAAGGGTTCTATCGGAACTATGCCTGACATCCCCGGTATTCTTGTTTTTCTTCCCGGTCACGTTGGCGTTTACATCGGTGATGGCTATGTAGTTGAAGCTCATGGTCACACAAAGGGTGTAATCAAAACCAAACTCAAAGGACGTGGTTGGAAGAATTGGGGTAAATGCCCGTGGATTACCTACGAAGAAGTAAAGAAACCTACAACAACTACAAAACCTACTACAACGACACCTACAACGAATAACTCTTCAGCTCCGAAGGTTATCGCAACGGGTGTCGTTAATTGTTACTCTCTTAACTTCCGTAATGGTGCAGGTACTAACAACACCAAAATCCTCAAGGTTCTCAAGAGAAACACAAAAGTTTCAATCATCGGTAAAGTATCAAATTGGTACAGAGTTATCGTTGATGGCACTACCGGTTATGTTAAGGCTTCTTACATCACTTGGAATGGCAAGGTTACCGGTGGCACTGTTAACCTTCGTAAGGGTCCGTCAACTGCAAAATCTGTTATTGCTGTTCTTACAAAAGGAACTGCTGTAACGGTTATTGATTCAACAGGCTCTTGGTACAAAATCAAGGCAACCTATAAGGGTAAAACTTATACAGGCTATATGTCAGCCACATATATAGCTTAATTTTTGGGGAGGTGGCTGTGTTGACAAACAAAGAAAATGAAATAATCCGTTTAAGAAGAAATGGTGAATCATTAAAGGACATAGCCACCTTCGTAAATATGCCCCTCGGTTCGGTTAAGTCTTTCATCGCAAGAAATGATATTCACCCTTATACCGAGGGGTATTGCAAACAGTGTGGTGCAAAACTTACATATACTGACCACAAAAAGAAAAGGCAGTTCTGTTCGGTAAACTGCAAGGATAAATGGTGGAATACCAACAGAACTTACACTTTCACTTGTAAACACTGTAACAAGGTTTTTATCAAGCATAGAAATGATAAGCCTTTATACTGTTCACACGCCTGCTACATTGCAGACAGATTTGGAGGGAAAAATGAACATTCATAACAACTCAAATATTGAAAAAAGAATGTGTCTCACAGATGCACAATTCAGAAATGAAAAGAGATATAATCTTGGCTTGAGAATGGCAAATAATCTCCTTGATAAAGGCTTAATTTCCGAGCAAGATTACCTCGAAATTAACGATAAATTGGCGCAAAAATATACCCCTATCTTTGGTTAATTTATGCTCATAAAATCGTTGATAAATTGTATCAACAGAGTTAATATGTACCACAGAAAGGAGTGATACAATGGCTACAAAAATGACAGTCATTCAACCTAAAAAGATAAAAGAGTTCAAAGAACTTCGTGTTTGTGCATATGCTCGTGTTTCAGCAAAAAATGACGATATGCTTCGTTCTTTAGGTTCACAGGTTGCCTATTATATTGACTACATTTCTTCTCACCCCGGTTGGAAGTTTGTGGAAGTTTTTCACGACAAGCCTACAACCGGAACAAAAGAAGAAAGACCTGAATTCTTAAGAATGATTGAAATGTGTAGGCGTGGTGAAATTGATATGATTATAACTAAATCATTATCTCGTTTTGCACGTAACACAGTAACAACATTAACTTACACAAGAGAGTTGAAATCTTTAGGTGTTGATGTATTCTTTGAAAATGAAAACATCCATACGATGAGTGCGGATGGTGAGGTCGTTCTCACTTGCTATGCTTCGTTTGCACAGGATGAAAGTTTATCCGTAAGTGAAAACTGCAAATGGAGAATCAAGAAACGATTTGAAAAAGGTGAAATGACTGACTTTAGAATTTTAGGTTATGATTGGGTTGACCATCAACTCTACATAAACCCTAAAGAAGCTGAAATCATTAAACGCATTTATCGTGAATACCTTGAAGGTAAAGGCTTTCAGGGTATTGCCAATGGACTCAACAAGGATGGGTTGCGAACCAAGGATAATAACAACTTTGGTTATACTTCCATTCGTTGCATTCTTATAAATGAAAAATATGTCGGTGACTTAATTCTTCAAAAATCTTTTTATGACAATCACCTTACAAAAAAGAAAATCGTAAACAAAGGTGAGCGTGACCGGTACTTCATCAAAGATAACCACGAGCCTATAATCGACCGTGAGACCTTTGAGAAAGTACAACAGGAAATACAAGCACGAAGTAAGAAAGCTCCTAAAACTCAATCAGCTCCCTGCATTTTTACAAGTTTACTCACTTGTGGTATTTGTGGAAAGAACTATCGCAAGAAAATAAATAGTAAAAAACTTGTATGGATGTGTCCAACATATAATCACATAGGTAAATCAGCTTGTGATTCTCAAATGATACGAGATGACATTCTGAAAGAAACTTCTGCCAAAGCACTCGGTATGCCGGAATTCGATGAAGAAGTTTTCAAAAAGAAAGTCAAAGGTATTCAGGTTTTGAGAAATAACAGGCTGATTTATTTTTTCACCGATGGCACATCAAAAGAGATGATATGGAAACAAAAATCTCGTGCCGATGCTTGGACTCCTGAAATGAAAGAAAAACAATCAAAACTTATTTTAGAAAGGAATTTATAATTTATGAATCAAACTATTAACAACACAACTAATGAAAACAAAATCACAAAGGTAGCGGCATATTTCTGCTATTATGCTGACCCTACAAACCCATCAAAACAGTATGATGAGCAGTACGAATACTACAAGGAAAAAATCACAAGTAACCCTGACTACGAATTTACGGGCATATATGCTGATGAAACTTCAACTAATACCCGAGAGAACTTTGACGCAATGGTTAAGGATGCACTCGATGGAAAGATTGACCTTATTATAATGAAATCAGTTTCTCGTCTCGGTAAGTGTACAGTTGAAAACCTCAATACGATTAGAATTCTTCGAGATAAGGGCGTTGACATTTATTTTGAAAATCAGAACTTCAGTACATTAGGTCCAAATAGTGAGCTAATACTTTCGATTTATGGTTCTTTTGCGGCAGAAGAAAGAGAAAAAGCTGAAGAAGAGGAATTTCGCAGAACTCACTCTACAAACTAAAGAAAAGGACGGAATGATGTTATGGCAAAAGTAACCATTATCCCTGCATTTGCAAAGGAAGAAAACGCAGTAGCAAAAAAGAAATTAAAAGTTGCGGCATACGCTCGTGTTTCAACTGACACAGAAGAGCAGCTGAATAGCTACACTGCACAGTGCGAATATTATAAAGATTTAATTACAAACAATCCTGATTATGAATTTGTTGGGATTTACACTGACGAAGGTATTACCGGTACTTGTCTTAAGAAGCGAGATGGATTCAATCGTATGGTCGAGGATGCCTTGAATGGTAAAATTGATAAAATCTACATAAAGACAATTTCACGATTAGGAAGAAACACTGTTGATAACTTAAGTGCAATAAGAGCTCTCCGAGCAAAAGGCGTCGATATATATTTTGAAATTCAAGGTATAAATACCTTGACAATGTCAAGTGAGTTGCTTGTTACAATCTTCTCTTCTCTTGCACAAGATGAAAGTCGTTCCATAAGTGACAATGTTGCGTGGGGTAAACGAAGAAAATTTGAACGTGGTGAGTTCTCACTTCCTTACAGCAAGTTCCTCGGATACAAGAAAGGCCCCGATGGTAAGCCTGAAATCGTTGAGAAAGAAGCTGAAATCATAAGACGAATTTATAAGCTCTTTTTACAGGGTTACACACCGAGTAACATCGCACACTTGCTTACCGATGAAAAAATACCAACCCCCGGTGGTAAAGAAAAATGGTCAACATCAACCGTAACATCCATTCTGCAGAATGAAAAATACTGTGGTTGTGCTTTGCTTCAAAAATGTTATGTTCCGGACTTCCTTACACATAAAAGTGTTCCTAACGATGGTACATTAAAACAGTATTTCATTGAAGACAGTCACCCTGCAATTATTCGCAAAGAAGTATTTGAATTGGTACAAGGTGAATTTGAAAAACGCAAAGACCAAAAGCGTATGGTTCGTAGCAATGTATTCAGTGGCAAGATATTCTGTGCTGATTGTGGTGGCTTGTATGGTGCAAAGTTATGGCATTCTACTGACAAATACAAAAAGACAATATTCCAATGCAACAACAAATTCAAGAACAAGCAGAAATGCACCACAGGTAATATTT